CCGCAATCTTGTTTAATAGAATTGTAATAGTCTCCAGCTTTGACAATATAGTTTGAGTACATACTTTCAAACCCAAACTTCAACAGCCACTCTTCTGTTAGTGGAATAGGTTTATAAAAGTCATCTAAAGGATCCTCGTAGAAGTCTAGTATTTGTTCTGCTGTAATTTGAGCAAAAGTTTGTTCTAGAATATCTTCTTTAAACCAGTTACCAATTCTTAATTCGCTTGCTTTCATTTAATATTCTTTCTAATAGCTTTCCAATACTCTAAGCTCCCTTGGAACTTCATTATTTCATTGTCGATAGCTTCGTACATTGCTAACTTCCAATTGAACCCATGTTCAGCTTTAAACTTCTCGATTAAGTCTAAGGTTACATCCTTAATAATTTGTTTCTTGTTCGGTACTTGAAACGTTACTTCTTTAACTTCTGTTTTCATATTTTGTATTTAGTAAATTGAATACTTTCCTTTGTTTGGATTAGCTAACTGATAACTAACTGCATATCTCAAAGCATCCAATGCGTGGTTGAATTTATCTATCGGTGTTTCCGACTTCCTTTCCAGCCAGCAATAGTTGTTTAATTCCTTTATCAAATCTACGGAATTTTCGTCAATAATCAAATCATAATCTTGTAATAATGCTATACCATATTTGACTGAGTCAGCTCCTTTAATCGTAGGTACTATATTTAAACCTTGTGACTTCAATTCTGCTATCAATCTAGGCTCAGCATTATCTGCTACTATCAAATCATTACCCGCAAATTGCCTATTAAGCCTTGCTAGTTCCGTTGTAGTTAATCCAGCTTGATATATGTGTAGTCTAACATAGATAGTCTTCCTAGTCTTATCAATTGACGTTTCAATTAATGTAGATGGATCGTTACTGAATCCATAATCCTGACCGAACACACTACCATTATCTTTGTTGAACTCTCCTATTCTCCAATTGGTAAAGATAACACCCTCTGCTTTGTCTAACCATCCACCAAGAATTGTGTGCTTATACTTGTCAGGTCTTCTCTCCTTTATCGTTTCAATTTGATTTAAGAATGATTCCGATAAGTTCTCAACATTATCTAAGTAAGTAGTATGAATGTATGTTGTATCTCCTTTGATTGTATTACTTCCAGCTTCAACACCTTTAGCTTCAAAGAACTTTTGATAGATAAAATGTTCCTTAGTTGCTGGGTTTAAAATAAGTATTACCCTATTCTGTTTGTCTTTAGAACGTATCGAATAGTCTATCTTATCGAATGTATCCTCATCTGTTAGCTCTTCAGCTTCGTCTAGTATCCATGTTGTAACACCAGCCAAAGATTTAAGGTTTGCAGTCTGAGTTCCTGAACTTGTTTTGATACCCTTGAATAATATCTTACTTCCTGTCCTTAGGTTTATAATCTCATCCTTTGTTATATGGAAATCTGAATGCTTATCTAATACATCAATCTTATCAATAAATTCAGGAATAATAGAAACGTGAGCAGAAGTAAGTGTATATCTCGTAAATAAAATGGTATGCCCGCTTTCATATGTAAGTAATAGAAGTAGCAAGTTAATGCTGTAAGACTTCCCACTACCACGACCACCAGTAATAATAAAATATCTGCTATCACTTCCAAATGGTTTATATTTAGGATTCAGTGTTACCAAAGTTTATTAAATCTTTTAGTGATGTTGTATTGATTGTGATGTCAGATTCCACTTTTTCTTTAGGTTTACCACAACCATATTCGATTAGTATCTTAGCACTAGCAATACGATCTGTTGGTCTCTTAGTCTCATCAATCATTATTTCTGCTATTACTCTGAAAGCATCTTCAACGTGTGGTGCTGCTAAGTTAAATCCCTTTATCTCATCGGATAGACTTTTACGACCAGCTTTACCAGCAGTAGAATGCCCTCCATTATTCTTTCTCTTATCCATATTTAATACAATTTAATTAATTAATTCAGGCAAACTACAAAAAAGAATCTACCTGAATATATTACTTGTATTATATCGTTATTAGTATGTGTCATAAATTCGTTTCAAATCTTGGTATTGGTCTCTTAAACATGAAGCACATGAAGTATATTCTAATCTACCTGTTTGGAATACTCTGTTATGTGTTCTTTGCATTAACATAGAATCTACTAAGGATGTCTCTGCTTTCTTCAACCCTCCTTCACTAAGCCAAAGGTATTCGTCTTCATTAAGGCAAAGTGGTTTCTTTCTGTAGGACCAAAGCTCATTAAGTTTTGCTTTACGTTCATCGCATCCACAATCTTCACCTAATATAAACTTTGCTACCTTATCTATTCCTGTTGCTTGGAGTACATTCTCTATTGTATCTCCTAGTCCTTGTGCTTTTCTTTTAGCCATTCGTAATCTTCATTTAAGTAATCTTCATAGTCTTCATTAAGTAAACTCCTTAAGTGTGTTTTTGTTCTATTGGTGGTGTAGAATATACAAGAAAGTGATATTCCAGTCTCTTTAGATAGTTGTCTCATTGATTTCCCACTTGTAACATATAGTTCGAATAGCATTTTGTCAAACCAATCTACGCTGTTAAGTTCGTCTCTAACGCGCTTATTTAACTCTCCGTATGCAATTATACCTCCAGTGTCAGAAACAGCTTCAGAAACGGTCTTATCTAGTTCAAACGTTACAGGTTCTTTCTTTAGGAAGTCAAAGTAAATGTTGCGCAAAGTAATCCATACGAATGCTGACGTTATCTTTTGCTCTGGCTTGATGTATTTATCTAAGCGAAGATACATTTCTTGAACGATATCTTCTGCTTCCGTTTTAGCACCAAAGGACCGAGCGATATTCACCCAGTCCTTATGTTTTTGTGCTATTATTTCTATTTGCTTAATCATGCTTTGTTATCTTCCACGATTGAATCGTATTGAAATACACTCCAGCTTCACGTTTTGATTCTTGAGCTTTCAAGTTATAATCTACTTCGACAACATCCCCTACTCGATTGTACTTAAGAACGTTATCCACTTTTGCTTCTCCAAATACTTCAAAATTGCATGATTGTGGATATTCTCCTTCGTTTTCTACTACATGAACATACAACTTTTTGTAGTTTCCTAATTCGATTACCTCTCCAATGTGTGTAATCACTCCTTTAAATTTACTCATCCTTTAAAAATTTTTACTAATATAAGTATTATTTATTTAACTGCGTCTTAATTTCCTTTAATTTTTCAATATATAAACTCGCATCCATTAATTCTTCCTGAAGATGCTGTAAAAAGTCATCGGTGTTGTTATCTTCTAGTGTTGTGCCGTACTTTGCGATGCCTATCTCTGACCTTGTTTTATATGCTTCGATAACCTTTGCTACTATTGCATCTTTCGGTGTGAAGTAATCTTTGCTAAGTTGGAATAAATCGTCTCGCATTATAGCGTTCTCGTGTTTCAATTGGCTTATTTCTTCAAGAAGTTGCCTTGTAAAAAGTCTCTCCATTTGTAATTCTTTTTTAAAATATTCTTTCGCTTTCATGTTATTCTTTTATAAACGTTCCGTTAATTGTTTTACCTTTTCTATTCTTAATCTCGTTATAAGCAGATTCTAAGCATGTATCTAAATCAAATCCTAGTTGTTCTGCCAGTATTATAAGTACTACTTGAATGTCTCCTAGTGCATCAATTTGTTCTGCTTTATCATCCTTCAGGATTGCGTTACTAAGTTCACCAACCTCTTCTACCAGCTTCATGAATTGTTGTGGTGCAATTTGTGGATTCAATAAGCCTTTTGGTTCTGCCCATTCCAATACTTTCTCTTTCATAACTTTTCTATTTCTTTTCTTACTTCTAAATAATACTCTAAAGTTTCTAAAGGTAATTTTTTACCTAATTTTAATACATCATCAACTGCAATTAATGCACATTCTTTCGCTATATCAAAAGTACCATTAAAAATATGATTTGATAATTCGTAATTATATTTATCAAATAACTCGTTTGCTTTTTCTTTTGGACTCATATCTTCTTTATTTTAATATTTATAATCCCTTTCTCTAATTCTGCTATCCGTTCAAATGCTTTCTTTGATAGGTCTAGTGTTACTTTGCTGAAACTTCCTGTATCGGTTACTTTAACTATCACACTCTTTCCGTTGTCTAAGTTAGTTACTTTTAGTTTAGTTCCTAGTTTGTGAGTATTGGATGCACAAGTTAATCTATTCTCGTTGTATACCTCACCGCTCTTTGTAACCTTACCATGAAATGAAGAGTGATAATACGATGCTTTGAAACTTGTCAAACAAAAATAACACATTGATATAATTATTAGTTTCATAGTAGTTTAATTTTATCAATTACCTTTCTCATATTTCGACAAATATAAACATAATTATCTGATTGTTTTATTGTCATTACTTCCGTTAGTGATTCAACGTTACCTTCTAAGAACTTAACAAACTCTTCAATTTGTGGTTTATTTGCTTCAACAAATATATTATCTTCAGGAAGTTCTTCTAACTTTTCCATAGTCAATTGCATTAAACATAATACCTGACTTACATTTTTTATTACATTACTCATATTTTCCTATAATTTTCTTCAAAAGATTTTTTACTTAAAACAATGTCAAGCCCGCGTTCAGGTTTTACCCTTACAAATCGCTCGCTAAGTAGAACTAATGTTACTACCTTTTTATCGCGCTTATCGTAGTAACGTACTGATTCTTTCATCATATTTCTTTAAAAATGCTCTACAATTCAAAACTTTATCTTGCATTGCTAAAATCATTTCTTTATCATATTCCAAGTCAAACGCAAAGAATCGTTGCTCAATTGGAAGGTGTGAGTAGAAGATATCTTCTCCGTAATTCGCTTCAGCTGGTGTGTCTAACATTACATAAACTAACTTCGCTTTCTTCAATCCTAACAAATGCATATATACTTGTAGTTGTGCTTCATAGTCTTTGTTAATTGGACTCGTTACAGCATCTAAGAAGGTGGTGTAGTCCCATGAACACTTAGTGTCGATAACTAACTCATCCGTATAAACGTCTGGTGTACCTTGAAAGTACTCATCGTTAAAGTGTACTTGATTCTTTTCTAGTATACCTAATCCTAATCGTTCTGCTGTAATATCAATCGCGTCTGCTTCACACATATTCCCTTTGTCGAAATACTTGGAACGTATGTCTTCACGAACTCCTGATTTTTGCTCTGCATACCACTTCTTTAAGTGGGTAGTCATTGTAGCACCTAACTTTAATTCGTCTTTGCCATTCGTTAAAAGCAATCCAGATGCGGAAGCTCGGTGTCTATATATCTTATTTTCCATCTTCTAATAATTTAGCAACTGCATCAGTCACGTTATACTTCGTTTTTACTTGTTCTATCGTGTAATTACCACCTTGCAATGCTTTCTTAACTGCATCAAAGTTTGGTGTGTTAGGCTCTAGGTTTGGTAATGCTTTGAATCCTTTAACTCTAATACCTCCAACAATCTTACCCATCATTCGAATCGTTTCATCGTGGTAAAGTTCAATCTTGTACCCAATCCAGTTACCAATGTTACGACTATCTACTAATGACAAACCTTTCTCTAGTACTAAGTTCTGACTAATCTGCTTTCTATTGGAAGAATTAACTACCATGTCCATTACATCTTCAACGAATTCTAGGAAGTAACCATCCGTTCTATTTCCTGACACGTCTACACCTTTAGAGTAATATGCATCTTTGATTGTAAGTACGCACTTACCTTTCTCGCTCGCAATGATTGACACATCTACACCAGCAAGATGTGTGTGTTTTCTGTACTTCATTGCATCTATATTATGCTCTTTCATGACTATTTGTTTTTAAGATATATTTCTTGTATTTCTGATTCACTAAACTCCCACATTAAGTACTGCAATAAATCCATTGCTAGTGATACTTGTTGTGGCTTAGTGTTTACTTCTTCACCTAATATGTAACCAAGTCTTTTGATTACTTTTAGATTAGCTTCATGCTTATCCGTTAAGTTCGCTACTATCTTCATCTTCTTTTAATTCTTTAATATATTTAACTATTCTATCCATTGCAAACACTTGCCCTCCAGCAAACTCATTATATCCGTAATCTTCGATATAAGAGTCTAGCGTATGTTTGTACCCTCCTATATACGCTTGAAGTAATTCTAGTTTATCGTTCATCTTATTTATCATTTAATCGTTCGTAATCATAATCTTCATCTTCTTGATCGTCCTCATCGTAATCACTATCGTCACACTCATCAAGGTACTTGTCTAATTGCGATTCCCAATATCTATCAAAGGAATCATTTCCATAACATCCACTCATAATTCAAATATTAAATTGTTTCTATACTGCAAATATAATACATTTATTATAATAATATCACATATCTATAATTATTTTTTGAAATTCTTTTAGGTCACGAATAAGATAGTATTTAAATCCTTGCTTAATTAATTCACTTTCAACATATTGCTGTAATTTTGACTGCTTGCCAATAGCTGTTTTAAATTCAACAAAGAATGTTTTTCCATCCTTAAAAAAGGTAGCATCAGGATAACCATTCACATTACATCGAATAACTTTAAGCACAAACCAGCCTTGTTTTTTTGCGTATTGGATGCAGCTTGCTTGTATTTTACTTTCCGAAGTCATTCTTAAACACGTTTAATGTGTAGTTCTTTTTATTCATTACGGCTTTATATATCTTATCTTCTATTCCATTCTTTGCAAAGAACCAATATACGTTATTTTCTAGTCTATCCATTGTAGTTAATCTATCTCTCGATTGCCAATAAGACACTGCACTAAAATCTATATTATAGTAAACCAATGAAGATGCACGAGATAAGTTTACACCCTCGCGACCTGACACGATTTGATACGCAATTGACTTAGTTGTTGTGTTGAATTCTTCTAAGTCTGTTGTTAGAGTATCTCCAAATATGAATTCCAACGCGTCTAATTCAGCTTTAAACTTATAGAATATTGCAATTTGTCTAGTCTTAAACATTGTATAAATACGAATTGCTTTGGAGTAATCTAGTACAGCCGTATTTCCTGACTCAAATTTAATAGTTCCTGAATATAACTGGTGTAGTTTACTCATCAATTTAACCGATGTATCACCAAGTATTACTTCTTGCTTACCTTGCACTACTAAATCATTCTCTAAGCGCTTAATTAATGCGTATGTTGATTCCTTCATGTCAACGTATATTATCTTCTCGTTGATTGTTGAGCTGAATCCAGCCTCTTTTTGTGTGTACGTTATCATATATGGTTTAAGTACTTGTTCAATTAATTCTTTTTTACCGCCTGAGTAGTCTTTTATCATGCCGTATCCTAAATGCTTTACTTTAATGTCTACGAATACGGATGCCCACTTATAAAATGTAGGGTATTGATGAAATGGTGTGCGCTTACTAATCCAAAATTGGTGATATATTTGGCTGTAATTCTCAGGATGCGGTGTACCACTTAAGAATATAAGTGGTAAATGTGAGTAGCGTTGTTTAAATTCTTTAGCTCCTTTACTTGGCTTTGGATAACTTCCGTATTTGTGATTCTCATCACTTATAACAACATCAAATTGTCCTACCACCTTATGTATTGACTCGGTATTTATAACTGCTAAATCAAAAGAAAAAGGCATACTTGCATAATCTGACTCAATAGAACTCATTGCTTTCTTTTTAGTCACGAATAACACCGACTTAGAGCCAAATAATTCACACGTATTTAATGCTGTTAATGTCTTACCTAATCGCACCTCCATAGCAAGATACACGATCTTCTTCTCTTTTAAAATTTCAACTGCTTTTTGTGATAGGTCAATCTGATAGTCACGTAATTTTTTCATACTTCTTAATTAAATAATTTAAGTGCCTTTTGATATGTTCTAGATCTTTTAGAATGTAGTTAAGTTTACCTATTTGATCTAACCATTCAGGTTTATTTTCTATAATAGCTTCTATAGATAGCGAAACCTTTTCAATTTCTGCATCTATAATAATATTGCTTAGCTTCCCATCCATTCTTTTGCTTCTATTTTAGTATCGTACATAATTATATCCGTTCTAATTAAAGAAAGTGCTATGATTGAATTTTCCAAACTAGATATTAAATCTATTCTAGTTGGGTGAAATTCTTTTATCCAATCAATAGACTCACTATATTTTGTAAATATGCTTTCAATCTTCTTAATCGCTATTATACTATCTATTGTCATAAACCTTGCATTTCACTTGAATCCCAAATATCTTCTTTATTTTCATTATTATAGCTTTTAGTAGCTTCAAACATAATCTTTGTAATACCTCCAGCAGTTGTTGTATGGTATTTAATTCCGTAATGTTTAGCATACGACTTTAAACCAATTGTTAAGCTATTTTGTTTATACCACTTTCTTAACTCAGGGTAAGCATTTAAGAAATTATCATAAATAGTCTTTACATTCACCCATTCGTTATTTGGAATAGATGGTATAAAGGTATGCAATTCACTGCTGATTTTGTCAATTAACTTTCTAATCTCTAAATTCTTTGTGTTACTACGAACTAATCCATTATTTAAATACTTACGCAAACATTCCATCATGTAGTTGTCAAACCTAGCCCATTCTAATTCGTCCCAGTCATTAAATAATTTATTACCAAAAAACATCTCAGGTGTATAATCTGCATTAAAAAATGTACTCATTTCAACTTCAAACTTCCTAGCTTCATGACTACCTCCGTCACCTTTAATTGTGTAATTAGTTGTAATAATAATCTTTGGAGATTCTTCAACCGTTAATCGTATAGCATCTTTACCTTTATATTCTATGCAGATACCTTCAGTTATCACACTAAACAATGATTCAAAGTTAAAATTTCTTTCTACATCATCAAACACTAAAATCTGGCAATCCGTAGATACGTTTTGATATGGGAATGATTTATTAAAAGTAAACGTTTTACCATCCAAAGATTGGACGTTTTTAAGCTGCTTTAAAGCGTTCCAAATTAATCCCTTTCCTGAACGTCCATTTGGATTATCACTTATCATTTCATCATTAAATATAATAGCTCTATTATTGGAATTTGTTTTATATGAATGGAGTAAGTAACCTAAAACAGATTGTAAGGTGTTATATCTCTCAACATCTTCACCACTTACTTTCCAAACAAACGTTCTAAACTGGCTTTCGTGGTGGTCTGCTTCAATAAAATCTCTATTTATTACTTGTTTCTTCCAAATAGAAATATTTACATCGTTATAATTTATGATCTTACGTTCGTTTTTAGTTATGTTTACAATGCAATTATTGTAAAAAAAGTAAGCATTATCTCTATCGTCTTTCATTACTTGAATATCCTTAGTGTTTATCATTGATAAGAAGTCGCGTTTGAAATACTTAAGATTACCACTCATTAAATTGTAAACACCAATACCTAAATCGTTATCCTCAACATAATTTAAAATAAAGTCTTTTAAATCGGTTTCATCTTTAATTTCTAAGAATATACCATTCTTTTTGATTATGTTAAACGTACTATTGGCATTTGGTTTATTTTTAAAGTAATTATTTTGCTCTAAAAATTTCTTAAATAGATAGTTGTTAAGGTCAATTTTGCCATTCTGATTCACAGACCAGAATGGCATTAAGTTATTATCGTTCATTTATTTTTTTTATATGAATGTAAATGTATAAAATTATTCTAAATTCCAACCATTGCTAAAATCTTTATCTGCAAATAAAGATGCTAATCCAGTTATTTGTTTTAGTCTTAACAACTCGTCCTTATCCATGCCTATATGTTTAATTATCCAAGCGTCACTCATCCCAGCGTTTAATAAGTCGGAAACTATATTGCTCATTAATTCAATTGAATGTGAACCTCTAGCTCTGTTGTGTCGAATAGTAGAAGCCATACGATTAGTTATGTCTTTCTCAATAACTACACATGGTAAATATCCTTGTTCACGATCAAATATACGTTTTGAAGTTCTTAACGTTGTATATCTATGATATCCATCCACTATTTCATAAACGTCTTCTTCAGGTAGATAATAGCAAACAACTGGCATAGTATAACCATCTTCCCAAATAGATGTTTCAAGTAACTTCATTTCAGGAGGTGCCACTGCATTTGGATTGTAAGCATTTGCTCTTATTTTATCAATATGTATTCTTAATACATTATAAACTGGACTTTTAAAGTTCTCTTCCATGGTTATTTATTATTTAATTGTTTATATTTTTCCATTCCTTTTGTTTTAAGGATGTTATTATCTTGACTTCTAGAACAACTCATGTAAGTTAATCCAAAATCATTTTTCATTATAGTTATACATACGGCTTTCCAATTAGGGCAGTGTCTAAAAGGTGTAGAGTTTTCAATTGTTATTTCATCTGGCCAATCACCTACAATTTTAATTATCTCGTAAACGTCTTCTTTTTTACATAGTTTACTTATCTCTCCAGTCCTTTCAATTTTAACACCATGTTCAATTATTTGCTTTATTACCCTTGGATTTCTACCATAACCTTTATTCTTCCATGATTCAATAAATCTATCTAAGTGATATTTAAACTTTTTTTTTACATTGTCAGGAAGTGTATTCATTAAAAATTCAGCATATTGCTTCCATGTAAAATGCTCTGGCTTTGTAATGTTTCTCCACCCCATTGCTGTAGTACCTCCGTAGATTCCTCCAAAGTTACATCCGTTAACTCTACCCACCATTTTACCCCAATTATTTGGATCTATAACTTTATATAGTTTTAAACTCTCTTGACCGCTTAAATGAAATGGACTCGCTACCCTCATTTGATCTATAGTTAAGCCAGCTAAATAATATAAATCGTATATTTTATTATAGTCCCAGTTAAACTTGTAATTAGCTACCCAAATATCTGCAGTTTTCCAATCGAAAATAGGATAAAAATTAATAGTGCTTTTATCTACAATTTTAGAATAGTTTAATCCTTTATGCATATGTTTTCTATGCTTAGATGTAAATATAGCTCTACGAGTTAAACTCTCATCTGCTCTGATTCCAATTAATACAGCTGTTTTTCCATATTTTGAACTAAACCATTTACTAAAATGAATACGTGCGTCAAACCCTTTTGTGCCTTTTATGAATTGATAAGGGCAATTATCTTCATTAACTACGTAATCATATTTAGGCATTTTTCTAACCCATATATTCTCTTTGTCTTTATCCCAAGGAATCCATCTAGGCTCGTACATTGACACGGAACAAGCTGCTGAAATAGGTAAACATAGCCAGTATTTTTTTTCTAGTTGCAAATACTCAAACATTCTTTCTGCATACTCATCTGTGTATTTATATCCAGCTTCATAGTCTTCATAGTAAACGGCTAGCTTATGCTGTAAATTATGCTTAACTGCATAATCATAGGCTTGATTTAACATTACACCTGAATCCTTACCACATGAAAAAGCAACTAGAACATTCTCAAAATCATTAAAAATAATCTTAAGTCTTTCTTCTGTTAATTCATATACATTCATAATTTAAATTTTAATTGATTACTTTCTTTAATCACGCCCCTAGCTATTAATTCAGCTTTCTTTATATCGTGATACGCTTGGCATTTAGGTTTTTGAAGTCCTAGTTTTTCTAAATGCATATCGTTTGATAATATTGATTTACATATCTGTCTATAACTAGGGACCTTGTTTAATTGCTCTAATCTTATTGGCGCTTCATCTGGTATTCCATTTTCATACCCTTTCTTAGTCCATGAATAGATATAATTGGTTATCAATTGCTTCATATTTTTGATTGAATTTATAAATTATTTTATCTGCTATTTTATTAGCTTTCTCCCTTTGTTCATCTGTTAATTTGGACCATGCTATTCTAGTTAAATATTCAGGAACTTTATAACAAATAGAACAAGACGCTTGACCTATCCATGCTTGTTTATTACAATTCTTATTAGTCAAATTAACCATTGATGCAATTTTCCATTTTTCCAAAACGCTTTTAGCTGTCCTATAAAATAACTTTTCGTTAGTAAGTATTTCAATAGCCTTTTGAATGTAATAATCTTCATTATTTATGCTAGTGTTATACATTCCGTTTTGGTAGTCTTCCCACATGGTATAATGTCTATAGACTTGTTTCATTAAATTAGCCATAATTAATTCGTTTGTTTAATGCAGTTAAAATTGTTTCTTATTTTTTTAGCTTGGAAAGCATATACAGCAGTCTCACTTATTCCACAGCGAATGCCATTTATCAACTTTGTTTCAAAAGATTCTAATTGTTCAGCTGTCAAGTTAATTTGCACATAATTGTAGTAAACTCCATCTGTGTCATATTCTGCCATAGATAGACTTGTATTGCTTCCTTGTATTACAGAACCATCTTCAAATTTAACATAAATAGTTTGTCCTTTATCTACTATCTGTGGTTTGTAACAATTAATCTTAAGTAATAACATTGTATATCCACTGCTTTTATATATTTGGTAGCTACCTGACATTAATTTAATATAGCTAGTTTGTATAGTTCGTTGACCAGTATACTCATCTACAATTGTTTTGATGTTACATTCTTGAGCAAATGAAGTTAAACCTAATGTTAACATTGTTGCTACGCTTAATACTAATTTTTTCATAATAATTTGTTTAAATAAAAATGCCTCTCCAAAAAGTAAGGTCGGAATTTTACTAATTGAAGAGGCTAATATCTTATAGTGTTTTATATGGTTTCCGACCTAACACTTTGCTAAATTACTACATTATTTTATATATGCAATACCTTATTGTTATTTATAATGATTCTAAATAAAAAGTATAAAATGTATAAAGTTTTTTGAAAATGTAGAAAGTTGTACGTTCTGTAACTTGTTGATAATTACCAAACTCGAGAAAGTTGTAAAACTTGGAAAATCATAAAACGTTGATACTCATAGAAAGTAATGAAAGTTTTCCAAAAATTCACTTTTTTTTTTATTTATTGTTTTAGTGTAATATAGCAAAACACTTTTAACCTTTTATTACTTTCTATGAGTATCAATAAGTTAAGCTATTTTCAAGTTTTTCAAGTTTCCTTTAAATCGTTGATAATCAATATTGATTTTAGGACGCGAATTTTATACAAGTTTATACCTTTTATACATTTTCTATTCCATCATCAATCCATTATCGTGCATTATTTCACGAATTTTAGCGCGTACTAGTTCAGCCATTTCAATTTCGCTACCTATTTCAGAGTATTTATAGATGCTTCTATAGTATTGGTCCAATTCATCAATTACAAATGCGTACTTCCATCCGTACAATGCGTACTTAATATCGTCGCTATCTTCTATTGAGTCAAATTCTAGTGTTACTTTTGCCATAATTATTTTTATTTTAAGCCTATACCCTTAAAAAATTGTCGTAATTCTGCTAACTTGCCCATGTGTTTTATGGAATATAAAGCCTTCTATTGCTAGTGGTGAATGTTGATATCCACTTTTGTGATGCCATGAGTCTGCTGGACTAGGTGAACGTAATGATTCAATCTGTACTGACATTATATCCTTGCTTGTTTTATGATGTACGTGGTGAGTAAACCAATAACGATGCTTACAATCGTGCCAATGTTGACTAGCTTCGTGGCACATTAATAATGGTAAATCATTTTGTTTAGCCCCATCTCCATGTGTAGTACCGATTAAGTTCTTCCCATATGTTGTATATTTACGATGTGAAGGCGACCTATCGAATTTAATGTTTGGGTGTTCGTTATACCATGAATAGATACTATCCATTAAAAAGAACCCTGACATCTCATCGTGATTAGATACATTATAGACTACTTCCAGGTCTGCAATAGCTACTAAAGTGCTAATAATATCTATGTAAAGCTGCTTTGCCATTAGGAAGGCATCAAACCATTTCATGTGCGTATCTTGTTGCGTTCCCTTTGTTGTTTGATTTCGCGTGTTATCCGTATTTAAAACGTCGTTACCTACAATAAGTATTATCTTGTCTATATTAAAGCCTTTAGACTTGCTTAAAATCGACGATACACCATCCTTAACGCGTTGTACTGCTATCTGTGAATTGTATTCCTCACCTGTTTCAAATGCAGAACAAAGCTTATTTATATGACAATCGGCTGGATCTATGAGTAAGCAGTGTGATTCTTCCTCTGATTCTGTTCTAATTATTTGGATGTAGTTAGGTTTAATATCCTTAACCGATGCTATAAAGTCTTCTTTAAAGTCTTCATATTTGAACGTGTCAGTCTCACCTTTAACATTGATAGAATAGTGCTTGCCTTTATACCAATAGTTTTTGATTTTATCGGGGTCTATTCCTACGGCTTCACACTCTTCAAATACACCTTTGTTTTTCTCTTTGTTTATGATTTCGGAAGTTCTTCTGCGTTTGCTATCCGTAAATTCGATGTTGTTTTCTTTACAGATTTTCTTTGCTATGTCAGCGATAGAAACTCCTTGTTTGTAAAGCTCTATCATTTCGGTTTTAAATTCAACCATTTAAAATACGTATTGGTACAATTAAGTAACTACGTATTTAGGTAATTGTTTTGCATAAAAAAACTCCTACCAATTACGATAGGAGTCCAAGCAAGAGGCTTTACTACAGCGATTCTGGAGTTGCGTTGCTTTTTAAATATAAATCTACAAATTCATTAATTGTTAATCCAATGTGATTTTCTCCGTTGTCTCGAAAAAATAAGAAGAAGTCTATCAATTGGTTACGTTCTTCTTTCTTATAATATTCTGCTAAGAATAAACAATCATCAATACATTTAAACTTTGTTTTCTTAAGTTCTTGCATATCTTTTATTAACCAATCCATTACTGTTTTCATCGTTTAAAAAAATTAATTAGTATTTGTTTTTTGGTTGCGTGTGTAAATGTAAACTTCCCATCTACACGATGCGTAAACCCTTTATCGTTTAGATTGCGTTTAAGGCTACAAAATCTACAATTGATAACTTTACCCATTGCTGACTCTCTTTGATACTTAGAATTGTCTTTATGGTACATTATAAGTGGTAATCGTTTACCACACATGAAGCAATATTTCATAATCTATTATATATTGATTTTTCACTTGGACTTAAATCTTCATACGTGCAACTAAAACCGTTTATCATTTCTTCTTCTGTGGCATATGGTGCAGTCTTGCTTCCTAACACCGCTTTAGAACTGATATTATACTCACGTTCATTTTCAAGCTTTAAGTTTGCTAGATAACCCACAGATACTTTATACTTCTTTTTTAATCGATACATTGAGTAGAATAAAACATTCCATTTAATCTCTGCTCTTAATTCTTCACTAATACCTGCCATACTATTGTTATTATAATTACTACTAATATCACTTTTGCTAATGTCATATGTTAATGTATTTTGGTCGGTCATCCGTAAACAACTTCTTATTTGCATCCTTAACACGTTTAAGCGCTTTTCTTTCTTTTTCGATAGTACTTATCATATAATAAATAAAACCTCCTACAATCAATTCTAACATCTTTTTATATTTTAAATTATTAATATGTGACAAATATAATATTTTTATTATAATAAAATAACAATTAAACAAAAAAAAACGCAACCCTTTTAAAGATTGCGTCTAATATATTGTAATGCAAGGTATTAGTCCTTTATCTGAAAGTGCATCCAATCATAGTTCTTTTCAACTCCAAGGCTTTCGAATCCATGTTTATAAAAAATATCAATCATTGGTTTATATTCAGGTCGTGCAAATCTAGCTGTGCGTGCAGTTTCTTTTAATAAGTTCCTAGCAGGATCTAAATCTATTGCTAATCCCCATGAATGTCTGCTCCAATCCGAACCACCTCGCATTTTTCTAAAGTTGAAACAACCACCAAAAAGGTCGATTCCTAGCTCTACTATCTTAGCATATCCATAATGCTTTAATAAGTCATCAAATACAGCTAGAAATTTATCCGCTACTAGCTTATGACAGCTCATTCTAGATACTTTCGTATTTAAATCCCAAGCTAAACGCATAGGATAAGGTAAATTAATAGTAACTAGATATCCTTCGCCTGTTACATTTGGCTTACCATACTTTGATATTAGTTGCTTAGTTGTTATCATTACTTCTCTGTTGTTAATTGTGAAATTACACCTATTACACTACCTACAGTTATTAAATAACCACCTACAACGGACAATCCAATTGGAGGAGCTATTAAAATTGCACCTAAACTACCGATTGTAATTCCTACTCTTTGAAATTTCTTCCAGAACTTAGGAGTTTTTGCATTCCATCTTTCTTTAATTGTATTCATATTATTTGTTTTAGTTTATTTTGATATGCTAAATGTGCGGATAACTCGCAATTAAAATATCCTAAATGCACTTGTTTTAATCCAATTCTTATGTAACTTCTCCATTTGCTTTTTGCTTTAAACCAATATACACCAGTATATTTAGATGTTTTGTTTTTTTTATCTTTACTTGCGTTATGTCTTTGTGTGATTATTTGTAAGTTTTCCACTCTGTTATCTAAAGGATTATTATTGATATGGTCTACCACTAAATTCATCCCCTCAATTTTATGATTTAAAAAAGCCATTGCAACCAATTGATGAACTGACAACATTTTATCTGAAAGTCTAATTTTCATATAGTTGTTATTTAAATGTTGTTTTAATATTCTTTCATTAGCTAAGAATGGAAATTTACCTTTATTAAGTTTTACTCTTGATAAAGACTTTACTCTTCCTAAATTACTCACTTGATATATACCCTCATAACTAGGGACATCTTTCCAAATTTCTTCTTTCATAATTTTACGTTTTTATTCACGTTGTTAAAAAAGAATGGAGCAGGAACGTGAACCTTTTGCATAAGACCGCTAAATCTTAACTCCATCGCAAATATACTAATTATTCACAAAGAATCCTACCTATTTCGTTTGTTTGTTTTTTAAACTCTTCAAAATTAAAATTTAACGGATTTCTTTCTTTTACATAATCAATTCCTATGTACGCAATAAATTTACCTTGTTTAAATACTGGTGCTACAATCACGGATTTAATACCTTGGTTTCTTAAAGATATTTTAGTTGCCGTTTCTTTTATGTCTTCAATGTCAGAATACACCATTTTACATAACATAACTTCTTGAAGAAACATAGGGAATAAAGATGTTGGAAGATTTTGTAAGTCAGATGCTTCACTAGATATACCTCTACCACAAACTTCATGGGTAAGCGATTGATGGTTACGATGTTTATTGTCAAAGTAGCGAATTGTATTGTGAAACCTAAATACATACACCCTATCTCCTTTGTACTTTAACATTAATTCGTTTAACAATTGTTGAACCAATACATCATTACTTATATCCTCTTTTATTGTGTCAACCTTATCAATCTTTTTTTCGACTACTTCCGTAATCAAAGCCTTGTAGTAAAATAGTATAAACGCGATAAGTAGAACAATAACAACTAGTGTTTTCATTTTCCTAATCTGCTCCAATATCGACCTTACCTCGTTCATTATATAAACTCAGTTACTACAGGATTATAATCATTTTCAGGAAGTGTTAATAGCCAAGCATCACAAGGAATAGATTCAGCTTGTTGCAATGTACATCCGTTTACTTCCTCATTAGATATAAACCAATTACCATCAGCATCTAATGTTGGATTAAATAATTGTCCATTATATCCCCATACTTTACCGACAAGGATATTCTTTTGTTCTAGTGTTAATTGTCTTACTTTAGTCATAATTAATAAGGATAAAATTTGCCTGTTCCGCTATTATATAATTCAGTTATTTCAGTTGATGTTAATACTCTACTCCATGCACCAAATTCGTCAATTTTACCATTAAAAAAAGCAATTGGAGTTGTATTATCACTTGCTGTGTATGCACCAATTCTAAATGGATGAGTATTATTATAATTAGTTGTGTATGGAGTCAAGTCATTTGTACCGCTAGTAACTGTTAAGCCTTGAAGTGTTCCATTTAAATATATTTTTAATTTATCTGACCTATCTAAAACAACAACTAAATGATACCATGTATTAGCACTTAATGTAGACGTATTCATTTCGGTAACTAGAACATTAGTTACTTCGGCTTGAAAACCAAAGACTACCCTATTATTATAAAATTCAGACCATATGCGCCCATTACTTGAAGCAGCAAGTGCCTTTGAAAATAATACCTGACTTGCTACATCATTATTTGTATTAAACCACATAGAATAAGACCAACTGCTCAGCCCCGTATCCATTACATCTCCCATGTTCACATAGCCAGTAGTACCATTAAAATTAAAAGCATATCCACTTTTACCAATCGTATATGTAACACCACCAATCGCAGTTCCATTATACGTACCTAAAGAATCATTTGCATTTGATTCAGCTTTATAAACAGAAACTAAACCAGTATTTAACGTACTAGGTGGAGTGCTACCTCCACCTTTCATAGCAGTAGCCTTTAATGTAGGTACATGATTATTTAATATTCCGTAACCGTACAGCATACTACCCTAAAATAAGATTTACTGAGCCACTTGTTAATTTTACACCGCTGAATAACACACCTTGTCCTGTGATTAATGCACCAGCTTTTATGGCAGTAGCAGGAGTGGTAATGTATGTAGATTTCGCGTCTGTACCACTAACTTTAATCGATGTAAATATCGTGTCTTCTAATACGAAAATACCCGCGATTGGTGTAGTTACTTCCGTTGTGTCATTCACTAACTTAGTTCCTTTCGTAGCAACTAATCTATCTAAATTTGGTAAGCTCATATCTATTTTATTATTTTAATTTCTAATTGTGATTCATCAAGAAGGGCATCTGCAAAAAAACCTGTAGAGAGATCTGTGGTAAAAATAACAAGCTGAGTCGTAGATGTACGATAATAACCTATACTTCCTGACGGTGTATTAATCCCTAAATTTAAATTTACAAAAGTTTTATTAGCTGTAAAAAAAGCACTAGATGCGGTTAATGTATAGTCACCAACAGCCGTTCTAGCAAATGTAAATGTCTGCGTAACCTCATCCGTGTAGCTGTAATCGACAGTAGGTGCAGATGTACCTGTTTGACTAATAGTAAACATTACAGTCTTGTATGGTCTTATGTTGGCACCTGTAATAGATTTAGTGTCGTATGTAGCTCCATTATAATCCGACACCATTAACAAGTCATCGTCCTGTAGTTGTGCTGCCTTCGGTGTTAATTCGCTTATCTTTTTGTTTGCCATCTTTCTCTATCTTCTTAAGATATAACTCTAATTTAACTACATTGTTTTGTTTAGGCTTGTATACCTCTCTAATCATATATACCAATTTGATAAGTAATTCTTTTTTTGTGGCAAAACATCACCGTTAGTGTTGGTTTGATACTCAGGAAATAATGTTTCGTTATCGCACATATAATCTAAGAATCTTTGCGCGTAATTCTCAGCAATACGTTTTTCTTTCTCAGCCAAATAGTCTACTTCTTCTTTGCTTACTATTTCTGCATTCTCAGAACTATGTTTGTACAATCCTTTATTAGAAATTGAATAAGCTGCAAACGGTAAGTATTCTACCATAGTAAAGTGAATCAACATCGGTTTAAGATATGTATTTACCAACGTAGCATAGTTACCTGTTAATGTACTTGCAACAATATCTGCTTTAATTTTAGTCATTAAGTCAGTACCTACGTATTGTAGTACCCAAATATCCTGAGCTATCTTTATAAACTGTACAATCTTATCCGTATCAACATTACCATTTAATGCTGTGTAAGATTGTAAATCTGCTTTCCCTATTAGTAATGCTTCTGCCATAATTATTTAACGTCTGATGGTAAATTTGTATTGTTAGGATGAAATCCTTTAAGTGGTTGATTATTTGTTTGTATAGATACTTGATAAGGATTAGTTATCTTATATCCCATAATCTCTGCTTTTCTTGTTCCTATCTTTCTTGCTTTTGGGCTATTTACATCTACATTCTGACCTTCTAAACTTGCAAATGTTAATCTCTTAAAAGAATGCTTGCATCTCGGTCCGCCATGGTACAAGAACACATTGTAAGGCTCATTATTATGTTCAAAACCAGGATTAACTAATTTAGAATCCATACTCTCTAAGTCTTCTCTACGATATACTTTTTTAGTACTCATCATTACTCTACAAAAGTCCCTTTGTGGATTAGCATTGCCTGTATATTGATAACGTACTTTCCATTGAATACCATCGATAACTTTATCTTGAAAACTTTTAGAGTTTGGTCTTGCTACACCACTAGAAACAAAATCTAATACTTTAGATAACATTGTTTTTTTAGGTTGTAATTGCATATCCAATTCATCCTCTAAATCATAGTCAACGTCTCTTTCGTCTACTAATATCCAATCCTCTGAAATATCTTCACCAATTGTATCTAAATACATTTCGAGTTCTGACTTTTCAGCACTCATTTCGACACCTGTCTCTTCTTTTATTTGCTCTGTAGATTGTGCGTTTGATAAGTCTACGAATTCTAAAGGCTGTAATGTCTTAAAGTATAGTTTTAAGGACACACCATTGAATGCTAAAATACTATCTAATGCTTCAAGAATTACTTCTTGTTTAGGTCTTATTACCATGTTGTCAAATAGAATAACACTATTCTTTAATTCATCTGCATTTGCACTAAAGCCTGTAGTTGTAGCAATACCAAAAATAAGTGGTGATGTTACGCAATGACCTGTTAAAATCTTACTTCTGCACTCGTCTGACAAGTATTGGTAATGCTCAGGCGCATCGTTCAAAGGTACTGAATCGATTGTAGTCTTTTTAGCTTCATCTTCATTGAATGACACTACTACTTTCTTGCCTGTTGATCCTGTTAATTTATTTATTGTAGCTCTTGCAATCTCATCTTTTTGTTCGTCGGTCGGTGTACCATTATTAAAGTTTACAATCGTAGTCGGACTGAATCCGTTGCTTACCTCATTAATAAGATACTCGCTAATCTTTTCCTCAAGAACTGTGTATTCTAATGCTCCCTGATAGTCAACTCTACTGAAGTATTTTGCACCTACAGAATATGGTTGTATCATTAATATCTCAATCTCACTTTTACCCTCACCAAATGCGTCAAACCTTTTAGGTACAAATTTCTTAGGATCTTCCCAATTATCAGAATAGTAATACCCTACAATATTTCCATCTTTATCACACTTCTCAGGTCGTAATAACTGCACAGGGATATGATATACCTTTACAACATTTTTATGTCCTTTATCGTAATGTACTTGGAATGCCCCCTGACCTAATAAATATAAGTCTTGTATAACTCTACGCAAATCATTTGCTGTAAATAGAGTCAACATCTGAGCATAATCATTAGGTTTTTTAGACGCATCTAAGGCACTTAATCCCTTTCCGTAAATCAATCTACTAATATTGTTCACAACGGCACTATGTGTAGCACTATTGGAATATCTATCGATTAAGAATTGGAAATAATTATTATCTTCTCCATAGTTCACCCATTCATTACGTTTGTCTTCCGTAACTACAGGTGATGTGTATGCAGATAATTCTATAACGTGGTTACTAGTCATTTAATATAAATTGGTTTGTTGTTGTATTTTCAGTATATCTACCCTCGTTTATGCTGTAATCTCTAACATCATCTTTAGCAGTGCAGAATATTTTACCTTTCCATGTGTAATTACCTATCGTATTATAGTAAAGTACGGCATTATATGTATGTCCTTCCTTTAATGCTGGTGAAATAGTTAAGGTAATAGTATCGTAATAATCACCAGTTGCATTGCTTGTTAATGTTATCACCCTAGATGTGTTAGTTTCCTCATCTATGATTTCTAATTTATTGCCAGCAGTTACACTACGTCTTTGAATTACGTTGAATACTTGTGATGTTGATATAGGCTCTAATACTATCATGTTTATATAACTCCGAGATTTACATTTTGTTTTAAACACAAAAAGGGATACCGAAATTAATCGATATCCCCTCTTAGCCTAGTGAACTATTTAGACTATGAAGTAACTAAAGTAGCACTTGTAAATAATGCTAACATCGCAGTTGATGTTGATGCATTCAAGAAGTTAGCTGGAACTTTCTCATCAGCTACGAAATTCAATGAATATCCTGATGCAGACTTCATTTCACCACCTGTTGAAATTGTACCACCTACAACATCTGCACCTTGCTCAAGTCCCATAATGAAAAATTGATCATTGTTACTTTGAATTACTATGTGAGGCCTACCATAGGAAAGTAATTTGATTTGCTTATGTGTAGCAATATCTTGGTGCTTTAAACGAATGTTTAATTTTTGACTGAAATAAGTAGTTCCAGCATTTCTGTCAGATACTACATCTTGGTCGAAAGTATTATCTACACCTTTTAATTCGTACTTGTATAAAGTATCTACGTTAGTAATAGCTGTAATCATATCCGTATCCGTAGCATCGTACGTTATGTCAGCTCTAGCTATTTGGTAATTGATAAAGTAAACAGCTTTAAGACCACCCACCTGATCTTTGCATTGTTCTACTCTTCCTTTTGCAATGTCACACGCCATCCTATTGAGTTTTAATTAGTTATAAAAAAAGGGAGGAGTTTATTTCCCCTCCCCTAGTATTTATTTGCTAGTGATTAGTTAGCAGAGTTAGTGATTCCGTAAGTTACGATGTCAGAAACTGAGTGGTAGTTAACTGCGTAACCAGCTCTCATAACAATTCTTACATTGTCATCACCTAAAGTCTCAGCAGTATCAATCAAACGTACTTCGTTAGCATCGTTTAACAAACCACAACCAAAGAACAAGTTAGAAGTTTGAGCAGCGATAGCTTGGTTTGCAGTCAATCCGTTTGCTACGAATAATGGAATACCACCATAAGTCAAAGAACCGTTAGTGTACCATTGTGTCCC